CAATCTCTGTCAAAGAGTATTTATGATACTGAACTAAGGAGAAATTAAGTTGATAATAATTTTCCAGATCCATATGGATCATTGCTATACGAAAAAAGACGATAACCCTTCTAAAACAACTTCATTTTCAACTTGTGTTTTTGGATTTACTACCTTAACCTTATGAGATAGTTTAGGCATTGTCTCAAAGAACTTCTCAATCAACTTAAATTGAGAAGAATTCATTTGGTCAAGGAATTCTTGTAGTTCTTTCTTTGTAACATCAGCAGTTGACCATACCTCATCTGCTGTATAAATTTTATCAATACAAGATGCAATAAGATCAAATGCTTGATCCATATCACTTGTTGCATTGAAGTCAAAATTGTTTTTGATGAACTGCTCCAGTGATGGATATTTCATCTCAATCATTACTTGATCGTCAATCTTAATCTTCTTATCGTGACCATCAAACTTTTGAACTTCAATTTCATCAACATTAATCTTAACTGGAACAGTAGTCTCTCCATCATCAGGACAAATGATATTGACTTCTATTTCCTCTCCCACAGACTTTCCACGAATGTTAAGAAAGAGATATTCAATATCAAATGTAGGAAGAGATTCTACTTTAACTCCTCTTGTCTCAATACAGTTTTTAATAACAGTCTTAATTGACTCTGTAATTTGTTTTGTATCTTCACTCTCAAGTGCTAATACAAGTAACTTTTCTTCTCTAACTAGAAATGGTCTGTACTTAATTTCTTTTCCTGTTGAAGGTAGAGTTAGAGAATAAGTTGGCGTTGAAATCTTCGGTAAAGGCATAATATCCTATGTTCGTTTCAGTGTGATTATTTATTAGCGTCTTTATAAAGCTTGAATTTCTTCCAACTCCTTTAAAAACTGTTCTTGAGTAAGACTTCCTGGTTGTCGTCGACCTAAAGCTTGAATTTCTTCCAACTCCTTTAAAAACTGTTCTTGAGTAAGACTTCCTGGTTGTCTTGGTTCTTCATTTTGTGAAGCAAAATTTCCAGTTCTAGAAATTATATAACGACTATAAGTGAAGGAAACAGTACACTTTAATAGTTGCGAACTATCATAAGATACTGGCATTGAAGTGATGCTGATTGGATATGCATTAATAAATTTGTAAGTTAATGCTCTTCCTTTTCCATCTCTACGTCTACGATTTAATGGTATTTTTCTATCTTCACGATCATGGTCTCTTTCAAACTTTGTAATATAGAGACTGTCAGTTTTATAATCATTCGGAAACTTAACTCTATGATTAAATGTTCTACCTCCTTGAGTTTTTAAATCGTCCTCACCAGATATAAAAGCAATCCAGTTCTCAAAATAATCAATTATATAATAATTACTATCAACATAAAAAGTAAAATCTGAACGATCATCATATAATCTACGATATGCGTGTCTTTCAGTTACACCAGTATAGTCATTATTGATTTCATTGGTTGCAAGAGAAGAACCTGGAAGAGATGCTTCACTACAAGATAGTTCAATAAGTTCTTGGTTATCAGTATACACTGCTCCACCAAAACCAACACCACTTCTTTTTTTCATAAAATCGGCAAATGCACTAGGTTTCTTAGGGTTTTCTTTATTGACAGAAGATGGTGGAGTAAATCCACAAATAAAATGAGATGTTAGAGCAGGTTGTAATAACTTACTCTTAATGTAAGTCATCCTGTAAGGTTTTACTGTTGGACCTTCCATCTATAAATATTTTTTGAGGTATATATTATGTAGTCACCATATGGCAGAAAGTTATAAGAGTAGGTACAAACCATCTTATCCACAAAAATATAAAGGTGATCCTAATAACATTATTTGTAGAAGCAGTTGGGAAAGACGCTTTTGTAGTTGGTGTGACTTAAATGAGAATATAATTTCTTGGGGATCTGAAGAGTTCTGTATTAGTTATTATAATCCAGTGAAACAAAAAGTATGTAAATACTTTCCGGACTTTATTATTAAAGTTAAAGAGCAGTCTGGTGAGATTAAGACTTATGTGATTGAAGTAAAACCGAAAAAACAAACTGTTCAACCTAAGGTTCCAAAAAGAAAAACAAAGTCTTGGTTATATGAAATGCAAACTTATGCAGTGAATCAAGCAAAATGGAGAGCAGCAGAAGAGTGGTGTAAAGATAGATTAGTTGAGTTCAAAATCATCACAGAGGACAATCTGTTCGGTTAATGGCAAAAGGATTTGGAGAGGATATTAAGAGAAATTCTCCAAGAGTTTCTCAACTTAAAAGAAGAATAGAAGGTCTCACTGATGCAGAATCTATTATGCTTGAGATTATGGATGTATTCCGTGAGACCGAATTTATACCAGATGTTGGAAAATATTATACTTTCATTTATCTACCAAAAACAAACGAAATTGAATACGATCAGTTTCCACTGATTGCTTGTATTGAAGTTCAAAAGTGGGGATTTAAAGGATTTAATTTTCACTGGAACCAAGTGAGAAACTATACTTGGTTGGAAGTATCAGGTAAACTTCATACTATTGAAAATAATGAGATAGATTATCTTCGTTCTGTTCGCTATGCAAGATTTTTAAAATCATAACTAAATAGATATAAAACAGTTATAAATGTCTCATACTCTACAAAAATTTGAGATGATTAATCCTCTTGTATTTGGGGAGGATTTCTGATGGCACAGGCAACTAGTGGAGAAAAATTAATAACAATAGATGGAGTAAGATACAAAGTTAGAACAGAAGTAGTGTATCAGAGTGGGTTAGGTGTTCCTGGGACTTTAAGTACAACTGCTCCAATTAGATATGTGGTTCAATATCAACCATTATCTCCAATACCAGTAGTCGGCAATCCTATTCAACCTTGGATTACTTTGGGAGAAAGAGATAATACAAATCAAAATAATTGGATTTTTACGCCTGCTGCTGGAGCTGGATTTCAAAAAGCACTTATTGAAAATGGACCAAATAGTTTAACCAAGTCTCTTGATGATGCAACAGCAAATGCATTAAGTACATCTGCAGGTGTAACCAAACAACAAGCGACACAGATTTTACAAGTAGCACCAAATGTAGCTCCTACAGCACCCGCACCGGTTCAACCAAATACTTCTGGAGCAAATCCAAATGGACCAAATCCAAATGCAACAACAATAGATCCTGATGTTATAAGCAATATTCAAATAAATACGGAAAATCCAAATCCATCATTTGAAGATTTAGTTTACCCAACTAAAATAAGAGATAATGGACAAGATTTTATTAAGTTTACGGTAATAAAATATATACCAAGAAAACTTAATGTCATAAGTACAGGATTTGGAAGACTTGGTAATAGAAGAGACGCATCAAATGAAAATTTGCGACCAGATCAAGAAAAAGAAATAAAAGGAAGCATAATTCTTCCAATTCAACCATCAATATCTGATAATAATAGTGTTGATTGGAATGGAACTGGATTAGATCCCCTTGGAATGACTTTAACTAGTGTTGGGTTAAATCTTGCATCACCATCACTCACCCAAAGAGATTTAGATTCTTTATTTTTGAATGCAGGACAAACTCTTAGTGATCCAAATGTTCAAAGAGCTTTTAGACTTTATCTTGCACAGAAAGCAGCGGGAGTTAGTGGATTACTATCAAGAGTTGCTGGTGCGATTGTTAATCCAAACATAGAACTTCTTTTTCAAGGGCCAACACTAAGACCTTTTAATTTTACTTTTAGATTATCTCCAAGAGATCAAGGAGAAGCAAAAATAGTGAGACAAATTATTAGAGTCTTTAAACAATACTCTGCAGTAGGAACTGCTTCAGGTGGATTATTCTTAACAACACCCAATGTTTTTAATATTCAATATGTTTCAAAAGGTAGTAAAGGTGAAGAAAATTATCACAAATCATTAAATAGAATTAAAACTTGTGCATTAAAATCTGTAAATGTTGACTATACACCAGATGGTTCTTATATGACATTCAATGATGAAGCAAGAACAATGACATCGTATAATCTTTCATTGCAATTCCAAGAACTCGAGCCTGTTACAACCAGCGATTATATTAATAATAAAATTCCATACGATGAAATAGGTTACTAAAATGCCATCATACTTTAGACAAGTTCCAGACTTCGAATATGTCAGTAGAGATCCTAATCAAAGGCAAATCTCTGAGTATGCGACTGTAAAGAATCTATTTCGTCGCGGAAAAC